AACCATGTACTTTTCCTTCGGGTATTTTTCCCGGAATTTTTCTGCCGGGGTAAGTTCAACAGGGGGTAGGTCTTCGTCTTCGTCTTCGTCTTCGTCTTCGTCTTCGTCTTCGTCTTCGTCTTCTTCGGGTGGATCAATCATTGAATCTTCAGAATCAGGTACAGATGTTTCAGCTTTCTCTACTTCTGGATCAGGTGTTTCTGAATCTTCAGCATTTTCAGCGGCAACTTCAGCTTCAATACGTGTGTCTCTTTGTTCGTCTGTCTCTTCGGTGTTTGCCTTGGTAAGTGCTTCCATTTTCTTTTACCCTAGTTTTAATATTTAAAATGATTATGATTAGTAAATAAGCGCGGTTTAAAGGAGAGGTTAAACCGCGCTTTATGAAGTCGGATAATACATCCGGCTAGACTTTAGGCAATACAGTCTTCGACCAAATAGGCGGCGGTCACATCAACGATCAACTGTTGATAAGAATCGTCAACCAGTACCTTTTCAGAATTGGGCGGATCGCCTAATTTTTGGCGGAAAACCCGACGCGGTGCATTTTGTTGCACTCGATAACCAAGTGAAACTTGACGCTTAGAAGCTACTTTCGGCGCGTGAAGATAAACGAGATGTTTACCCCATACCCTACCAAGAGTATCCGCTTGACCTTCCTTTGTGGTCACGTAAGGGACCATACCGATCAATAATTCCTGAACTTGAAGGAAGTCAGCCATTTGTTGTAAGTTCAAACCCTTGACAACATTACTGGTATACTTCACAAATTCAATGATATCAGGATGATATCGAAGTTTGGAAAATACCAACCAATCCATGACCGCTTTATTTGGCAAAACACCGGAATTCGTAAGGATGGTGTTTCGCGCTGTTTCGGTATCACCGATAGGATCGGAATTAGTATAATCCGACCATTGATCAGTCCCGGAAAGGGTTGTATTTTGCGTTATTACTGAAGTACTCGTTAAGGTATCAGCTAACGCCTTTTCCTTACCGAGTTGCAGCTTTGTTTGTAGATCGGTGGTTGTATCAACCCTCGCGTCAAAGGGTTTTTGAACGTTCGCGAAATCCTCTTCAGTGATGACATCAGACAAACCATGTTTAGTTATCTGATAGGAATTAGAATTCCTTACCGTTGACGTTACTTGAGGATAGGGAGTACGACCCCCGACTATATCCTCTTCGATCCTTAGATGTTCTTTCCCGTAGTAACCGATTTTACTTGACGATAATTTTACCAGAGCAACCGGTAAAATCTTTTCAGCGATAAAACCTTCGGGAATAAGTTTCCTTGAAACATTACTCAAAAGAATATCCTGAACGGCTGTATTTTGAGTTGTCATATGTTTTAAACTCCTTGTTTAAAAGGTAAATGATAATATTAAGCGTGAAGAATAGCGTCTATCACATCAACGGGGATAATATCGCCAGTTACACCGGCTTTTTTTGCCCTTGCTGATACAATAGCACCCGCGCCCGTTGCAGCAATACCGGTTCCACCGGTTGTGATCATGATTAAACCATCAATAGCAATTGTTCCGGTTATTTCGAGTAATGCACCACCACCCGAACCGGCGATTTCAGCGGCTACACCGGCGACTGGTTTATTCATCAAGATACCCGTAATTTGATCACCACTAGCACCACCGGCTAGAACTACCGTTGTTTCGCTATCCGCCTTAACTGCAAAATACTGCTTTGCAGATAAATCAACTGATGCTTTGAAACTGGACTTTAATCTTGGTTTATCGTATGCAGCCATTGTGAGAACTCCTTTTAAATATGTGCGCTTATGTGCATAAGGTCACATTTATTTGAAAAATTTTTTTAACAAAGAAATTGGTTATTTATTCGCAAAAATTGAACGTTTTTTCATTGGCCGGGTCATTGGTGACCGCTTTCATCGCAACGTCAATAGGTACTTCATTTTCTTTCATATACTCATCGGCCAATTTAATAATTTTCTTTTGTGCTTCGTCCGCTGTCATGGTATCTCCCGATTCATTATCACCACCACTACCTTTATCATCAAGGTTAATGTCAACCGCCGCCTTTGCAAATGCTACCATATCACCGGCAAGAAACGCTTCTTTCTGTGCGGGTACGGCAGTACCGTCGGATAACATTGTTAAAAAGGTCTGGTTTGCCTTCAAGGTCTTATTCTCATCGGCAAGCTTTTGATTGTCTTCAGTCAATTTCAATTCATTTTCTGAAGGTTTTGTATCGGTGGATTCATCCAGGTTAGTTTTCTTTTTATCAAGTTCCGTTGTCATTTTTTTATCTCCTTTGTTCAGTGAAATTAATAATTCCGCTTTTTCCTCATCGGATAAATTGGAAATAGCGTTTAAAATCTGATCGATGTCTAGCATTTGATTTTCATTATCGTCCAGATTGCGAAGAAAGTCTATAATTTTTTCTTGCGTTCCTTCATCAAGTAAACTTACCGCTTCCATACCTGATAAGAAAGGAATGTTTGTCAAACCCGCACCCCTCAAAATAACAGGGAATTTTTTCTTGGTTTGTTGGTTTTGAAAGTTCCGATGGATAGCGGGCGAAAGGAATTTGAATTCTTTTTGTTCTATCTTTTCTTTACCGACGGGTGTCCATTCTACATCGGCAAACAATTTGAATTCACCGGGGTTTTCCGGGTCTTCTTTCATTTCAAGTTTATTAATCCACCCCGCCGCCTTGTTTCCCTCTTCATGTTTAAAGTCGATTGCTAAAGTCGGTTTATTCTTGTCTTTATCGTCGAATAACCCACGCGCACCGAGTTTAAAGTTTCTTACCATTTGTTCAAGGTCTTCTTTCAAAATGGTAATCTTACCGTATAACCGGTGAATCATATTTTTACCGGTGCGGGCAACCTGAACAACTGACCGATTATTATCGTCAATTGTTACGTCTTTTAGCTCTATAATCATTATTCATACCTGTTAAAGTTAGCAATAGCGAAATCATCGGGTGAAGTATCACGTTGGTTCAATACTACCTTTCGATTAGTGTCAAGTGCAATTTTCAAGAGGGTTTCGAAGTTCCCATTTAATAAGGTGATACTTTCCTTGATCCCGGTTAATTCATTTTTGACACCGTTGATTTGACCCCCTAATATGTTAGCATTAGCTATTGAAAGATAGTGTTTTTCAATAAAAACTTTGGTCGGATAGTCCTTGATGATTTCAGCTTTTGAAAGATAGTGTTCGGTTGCTTCGGATTTCGAAAGATAACTTGTGATAGCATCGGTTCTTAAATGGTAACGCTCAAGGAAGATATTGACCGTAAAAACACTAATACCGAATAGAATCAACACGGTTAAAGGATAGATAATGTGCTTTCGTTGTACCTTGGTAAAGAATCGTTTCATACATTCCTTTTTAATCCTGTAGCACAGTCATTCCGGCCCGAAAAAATAAAGATGTTAACGTACTTAAATTATCATTGATCGTTACAACCAACCTATCACCCCGGAAACCAGACAGAAGAATTGGTCTATTGTTATTCTCCAAAAAAAATGAATAACGCAAACTAACACTTTTAGCAGTTGCCCCAAATTCATTTTGTCTTGCATCAAAACCGAAACCCGCTAATCCATCATTTGTTTTTATCGGCAATCCATCAAGGATATCAACAAGGGGATCAGTGGTATCATTAGCAAACTTAATACCTATACCAGTGCTAAGACCGGCTATAGTAATAAAGTTCGTATTCAAAATTGTACCCGTACCTAGACCGACCATTAATAACCGGTACAATAACCATACTTCAGTTGCACCCGGTTGTACTAAGTAATCGACAGGTGTCGAACTACCATTGACGGCGGCGTCTTTAATTGCCGGGGTTCCATCTTGCCATAAATATTTTGTTCCGTAGTCTTCGGGATGAATAGGTTTTGTTAAACTATGTGTCATAATACCCCCTAAAAAGTCTTAGATTTGATTATTCGTTCTACTTGATCATCTGTACCCGTAAAAGATAAACCAAGAGGATCAACGGCTTTATTTCCAGGTTTCCCGACGGTTTGCGCTCTTATATAGCTATTACATCTATGGTGAAGGGCGGGTAAATTGGCAGTAGTTAGATATTCAGCTTTCGTAAACACACGCCCTTTAAGATTAACACAAACCGCCGCTTTGGGAGATGGATTCATGAAAATGAAAGATTCGATTTCTTCAAGTACCTCTTTGGTTTGAAAAACGGCATTTCTAGCAAGATTAATCATATTTGCGGTTGATGTACTAGCACCGGTCGCTAACCCCGCGCCGCCTAAATAACGGTCGAATACTTCAATTAGTTGTTGATTCACTTGATCCGGTGATAACTTCTCAAGATTCTGATTAACGGTGAAGGTTACTTGTTTTATTAGTTCAGTGTCTTGAGTCTCAACAACTAGATTAACCTCGTTATTTGTTCCAATCTTTGTCGCGCTTGGTACTTCCTTTCCTAGATCGTCAATCTCGTTAAATTTCATGTCTTGCGGTAAACTTAATTCTTGAAGTACATCATTAGTAGATTGATTGACAAGATTAGCGTAGATCGTGCGGAGAGTTGATTTATAAAATTCTTTACTCGGTATAGTAAGTGCTTTAATCTCGTTCATCACTTTGGATTTACTTGAGTTTCTTACTACATTCATTACATTATCAATATACTTTTGACCCCTAAAACCCATACCTTGTTTATAGATTTCAAGCACTTCGACCGCCGCTTGTTCCATCACTTTTGATATGTTCTTATTTTTTGTGTCTGCAAGTTGTAAGTCAGTATTATCATTATCCTTTTCTTTCGGTTCAATAGGAGGAACAACGACTTTTTCAGCTTCTTTGACCTTTTTCGCTTCCAATTTCTCGTCGAATTCTGGTAGCTTGTAGGTTTTATGAAGAAAAGCCTTAACTTTTGGCGTGTCCTGAATCAATCCTGCTTCTTTTAATGCCGTTACTACTTTTGCATATTCTTCACCCCGTTTATCATTAATCCCGGTAATTGAGAATTTAGGATACTTTCGCCGCTTACCGAACTTCGCATCAATGATAGGTTTCATCAGTTTAATGTTACCTAGATCAATGATTGTATCGGGGTAAAACTTAATTCCAGCAAGAAAAATATCGCTTAGATCCTCACCAAGCGCCCACGATCCGCCGCCGCTTCTACCTACGCCTAATTCCATAAAATTTGCTAAAAAAGACCGGCTCATCCCTTCGTTTTCTTGGTCAATTACTTCAATCACTTCCTTGGTTTTATGAGTGATTTTAAGTTCGTCAATCTCCCACCCTTCGGGTTTTATAAGATATGCTTTTTCATGCATTACAAACTGTTTCATTATATTTTCGAAGACAGTTTGCTCTGTGCTTTCGATTTGACCCGCCGGTACTGTACCAATCGGTACACCGGTTGACCCACGTTCGACGCCGATCATTTGTAGCTTACGGAAATAATTTTTTCGAAACCAATTACCGTAAATCTGTCGAAGATCTGAAATTCCTTCGTAATTATCCCCTTCTTTATTGGGAGTAACAACAAATAGAAAATTACCTTTCATCCATACATCGCGCTGAAGATCACCAACGACTAATTGTCTTACGCTTCTGATTGATCCATCACGGTTTAAATTCCATTCTTCAATAGTCTTAGGTGACCGCCAACCTAGTTCTTTAATTCCAATATAATCACCGAATTCTGGATCATTTAATACAACTTTGTGAGAAATCTCAAACAATGCATATCCAAATTCAATAGATGTTAAGCATTCCTTTATGAAATCCTTCCATGTCTTGATTTTCCCGGTTGATGGATTACCCATATTTTCAAAGAATACAAACTTAGCAAAGTCCCTTATCTCTAACTCTTCGGGGGTTTCGTCTACCGCCTCAATATCCCATTCAGCGGCGAGTATCGGATTTTTGACAAGTTTCAATAGCATTTTGACTTGATCATCAGCCCTTCTCATTTCGTCAAATACGAACGCCGCTTCTTTACTTGTGAGTGCGTTTAAATATTCTTCAGTGTATACACCCGCCGAAATATCAGTACCGCTTGAACCTTCGGCTCTAAAATGGGTTAACTGATCAATTTCAGATTCGGTATTTTGTTCTTTTTTAACTAATTTTAAAAGATCATTAGGCATGGATTTACCATAAATTATCGGTGGTTTTCGTTACGGTCGGGGTATGTCGATTATCATCTTGTTTTTCTGGTTTGAGTTTATCTAATATTCTGGCAGTTGTCAAAAAGTTATACGCGCAACTCAAAGAATCAACCGGGTCTTTATATCTTCCAGTTGGAAAATAACCAAGGTAAAGTAACGCCGCTTCATTCCAGGGACCACGAACCATTTTAATCATTCCATGTTCGGCTTGACTAGATACCGGTGCGGCGCGTGTCTCTTTGTTCTTTGTTTCCTTCATTGCAAATACGTTATATTCAGAAAGATATTTTATATATTCTTCAAGTTCAAATTCACCGGCGCTAGCGGGTTCATGCGATAAACCAACCGTACATTTAAGACCGTCTTGAGATGCATAACTTTTGATCGTTCGTTTTACTTTACCCGGTCGATAAAACAAAAGATCGGTGAAATCTTCAAGATAATGAATTCCATTTTCATCTTTTGACATTTTAAAAGAGCAAGTGGAATCGGATCATTATCGG